GGCGAAATCGAAGTCATTACCCTGAACTTCGTGACCAACGGCGCCATCTCTCTGGACATCTGATCATGGCTTTTTATCGCGGTCAACAAGGCACTGTCTTCTTTGACAAAGCCGGTAGCGGCGGTCTATCCGAGATCGCAGCAGTGCGGTCATGGTCTATGACCGTCGAAAAGGAATCACTGGATGTAACCGACCATGGCGACACTTATCGTGCCAACGTGGGTGGTCTAATCAGTGGCTCGGGCACCATTGAGCTGATGTATGACGCCCCTGGCTCTGGCGACAAGCTAGATCTGATCAAGGACGTTAACCAAGCCACCGACGAAGCCGATGCAGCTTTTGAGCTGTATTTGGACGAGACTGGCGGTAAGAAGATTACCGGCACGCTGGTGGTGACAGGCTCTGAATACAGTGCTACGGTTGGAGAGATCGAAATTGTGACGGTTAACTTCGTCACATCCGGTGCTCTTACCCTCAGTATCTGATGCCTGCTGCTACACCCCGCGCCGTTGACCTGCTCACTGGCGCTTTTGATCTGAACCAGCGCCGTAAATTTAGCGTCACCAATGATGCTGGAGAAACTGTGCTGGTTCTTTATTTCAAGCCCATCACACGAGCGGACCGCAAGCGTGCCAGCACGTTGGCTGGTTCTGAAGAGGCATTGGATATCAGCACGCAGATGCTATGTCAAATGGCAGAGCTTGAAGATGGCACTAAAGCCTTTGCCTCTGCTGATGCTGCCAAACTGCAGCGAGAGCTGCCGGAACGTGTGCTAAATGATTTAGAGCTGTTCCTGTTCGGGCTAGGTGGTGACGGCAATATAGATGAAGCAAAAAACGATTAGAGGAAGACTCTTGGTTGTTCTTTGAGTTCTTCCTGGCTACTAAGCTCGGGATGACAGTTAGTCGTTTGCGTAGCGAGTTGACGGACGCTGAGTTTGTTCATTTTGCAGCCTTCTACGAGATAAAAGGCAAGCGCGAAAAAGAAGCAATGGATAAGGCAAAGTCAAAACGGTAGACTGACTCTATAGGGAGGTATCGCCGTGGCTGTTTCGGTTGTAGACGTACAGGTAAGGACCGGCGGCGCGGTCAAAGAATTAAACCGTCTTGAGCAGGCGTCCAAAGGTGCAGCGGCTAGTATCGCAAGCCTTGTTTCTACTCTTGGTGCAGGTTTTGCTCTTCAACAAATAGTACGTACAACATCACAGTTTGAATCTGTTTTAAGTGAGATTGGCAAAACTGCAGGCGCTAGCGAAAAGGAAATCACCAAGCTAGCAGAAAGCCTTAAGCAGTTGTCTGCCCCAAGTAAAACAAACCTAGCGCCCACGGTGTTAGCCGAAGGTGTCAAAGACCTTGTGGCGCAGGGTTTGAAGCTAAATGACGCAGTGGCGTCAATGGAGACTCTTGGGAAGGTTGCCGTGGCAACTAACTCGGAATTGACTGATGTCACTAAGACTGGTTTTCAGCTACAAAGCGCACTTAAGATTAGACCAAATGAATTAAAACAAACATTTGACGCCTTGGCATTTGCTGGCAAGGCGGGTGCATTTGAACTGAAAGACATGGCTCAGTTCATGCCTACCATTGCATCTGCTGCAACATCACTAGGCATCCGAGGCAAAGAAGGCGCGGTTGCCTTGGCGGCAATGATGCAGATGGTTCGCAAAGATGCCCCCGGCGCTGCTGAGGCATCTACACGACTGACGGATGCGTTATTGAAAATGACGGCACCGGAGACCGTCAAAAACTTTAAAAAATTTGGTGTAGACATTGAAAAAGTTCTGAAGGATGCAGTGGCAAAGGGTGTCAACCCTATGGATGCTGCAATCAAAGAATTGATTCGTGTCACGGGCAAAGATACATTTAAGTTATCGCAGATATTTGGCGACAAAGAAGCCAAATTGGCATTGATGGCGCTGATGAAATATAAAAAGGAATACGAAGAGCTTAAGGCTGCTGCAGGTGGTGCAGCAGCGGCAGGTACTGTACAAAAAGATTTTGAAGCATCCCTAAAAACATTTAATGGACAACTGCAAACTTTGCAGTCTTCTGGTGAGCTATTAGCGTTGTCGCTGGGCAGAACGTTGCTACCAGTGTTGTCTCGATTCATTGAGGAGCTTGTGCCGCTTGCTAACGGCATTGCTGAATTTGTGCAAGGTATTGGGCAACTACCTAAACCTGTGCTCGATGCAGTTGTTGAAGTAACCAAGCTAGTTATTCAAATTACGTTACTGAAAAAGTTTATTGGGTTGATAGTTGGCGCAGCCGCTTTGTTTAAGGGTGCAATGGCTTTGCTGACTGCCCAGACAGCAATGGCTGGTGCAGCAGCACTTACGGGAAACGCAAAATTGGTTTTACTTCAAGGAGGTATTACAGGAACTGGACGTGTTGCGGCAATAGCAGCGCCGTTAGTTAATACTTTAGCTGCAAGCCTAAGAGCTTTGTCGCTCATTGGGATTGTCACCACTGGTATCAACTATGTAAGCAACGTTGTTGGGGAAGCAAAAAGTATTGAAGAATTGCAGAAACGCAGAGCAGCAGGAGGTGCTGCAGCAGCATTCAAAGGCGCTACTCGTGAGACAGTTGTCAGCGCACAAGCGGGGCAGCGAAAAGCTTTGTTGGCACTGCAAAAAAAAGAAGAGGAGCGACAAAAAAAATTGGCGAAATCAAGTCCATTGTTTCAAATACCCGTAGTTGGACCCTTGGCTCTGACTGCGATGTCGCCGTTTATGGCAGCAGAGCAAACAAGAATATCTGAAGAGCAACAATTTGCAAGAGGAGTATTAGGTCTTAATCCTAGTAATTTCAAACCTGAGGCAACAACTCAATCGAATCTTGATGACTCTTCAGGAGTTGGCATAGATCCACTGACCAAGCAAAAGAATAAAAAGCCACGCGAGAGTCAAGTGCCTGAGCTTACTCGTGAGCTTCGTTTATTGCAGCAGCAAACACAACTGCAGGGTCTGCTAGGTCAAGCTGCTTCGGCTAAAAACAAAGAGGATGAGATTCGCCTGCAGGGTATTGGTCGAGAAACTGAACTTCTGTATCAAGCCCTTGCTATTGAGCAAAGCTCTGTACCCCTACAAGAGAAACAGCTTGGTATTGCCAAAATTGGTGAACAACTGGCTCAAAGCCAAATTCAAACAGCACAAGAACTTGCGATGCTCGACTTGCAGCAACGTGAGACAGGCATTGAAAGAATCAAAACTATAGAAGAAGAGAACGAATTGCTGCAAGCAAAAATAAATGGCAATGAGGCAGAGGTTTTGCTTAGGCAACAGATTGCGCAAATAACGAAAGATACAAAAGGATTGGACGAAGGGCAAGTCAAAGCACTTTTAGAGCGCAACAACGCCCTCAAGCAACAGATTGATGCTGCCACTCAACTTAAACAGCTTTATGCCGACATTGGTATGTCCATTAAGGACGGTGTTGTTGGCGCTATCCAAGGCGCCATTGATGGCACGAAGAGCCTGCAAGAGGTTGCTACCAACTTGCTGAATAACATTGCCAACAAGCTGCTGGATGTAGCTGTCAACCTTGCCTTGTTCGGTGCAATGTCTGGCACGGGCACGGGTGGCGGTTTGCTTGGCGGTTTGTTTAAGCGTGCTGGCGGCGGCAGCGTTACCGCTGGTCAGGGTTACCTCGTCGGTGAGCGTGGTCCTGAACTGTTCATGCCTGGGCGTAGCGGTGGTATCGCACCTGCTGGCAGCTTTGGTGGCATGGGTAACGTGGTGGTGAACGTAGACGCCGGCGGTAGTAGCGTGCAGGGCGATCCTGGACAGGCAAGCCAGCTCGGCAAGGTGATTGGTCTTGCGGTACAGCAAGAATTGATTAAACAGAAGCGCCCAGGAGGCTTGCTCTCTTAATGGCTACCTTTCCTGCTATCAACCCAACCTACGGCGCTTCTAAGGCCAACCAACCGATTGTCCGCACGGTTCAGTTCGGTGATGGCTATGAGCAGCGTCTAACCTACGGGCTAAACCAAAATCCAAAGGTATGGACACTGACATGGCAGAACATCACTGAAGCCAACAGTGACACCATTGAAACGTTTCTAGATGCGCGTGCAGACGACAATGCCGCGTTTGAGTGGGCGCCTCCTGATGAGGCAGTGACTTATAAATGGGTCTGCCCGCAGTGGGACAAAACGATTACATATAACGGTCGGGCAACAATTACGGCGACGTTCCGCGAAGTATTTGAACCCTGATGGCATACGCATCTTGGGCTGCTACTAATAGCTACAGCGTTGGCAACATCGTTCGCGCCACCACGCTGCAGGCTTCTGGCTTGGTGTTCCAGTGCCAAGTTGCTGGCACTAGCGGCGCTACTCAACCTACGTGGCCAACGGATATTGGCAGCACGATTGTCGATGGCACGGTCACTTGGGTTGCGATTAGCAGCGTCTACGAAGAACTAGCCGCGCTGGCACCGAGCGCCATCATCGAACTGTTTGAGCTGCAGCTTGATGCAACGTTGCACGGCAGCAGTGACGTGTACCGCTTCCACAATGGCGCCAATGCCAACGTCACGGGCAACATCATTTGGAACGGCAATGCATACACGCGGCTGCCGATCAAGGCGGAAGGCTTTGACTACAGCAACACTGGGACGCTGCCGCGCCCGACGCTGACTATTGCCAACCTAGGCGGCACCATCACAACGTTGCTGCTGCTGGTGAACGCAACCACTGCAGGCAACGATCTGGGCGGTGCCAAGGTCACACGTATCCGCACGCTGAAAAAGTACTTAGACGGTGAAACTGGCGCCGATCCGTATGCCAAGTTCCCTGATGAGATCTGGTTTATCGATCGCAAAGCAAGCGAAAGCCGCGATGTCGTTAGCTTTGAATTGGCAAGCAAGTTTGATTTGGCGGGCATCAAAATTCCTCGTCGGCAGATCATTGCCAATATTTGCCAGTGGCAATACCGAAGCGGTGAGTGCGGCTACACAGGCAGCAACTACTTTGACGTCAACGACAACACTGTCGGCGTGTTGGTCGAAGACCGTTGCGGCAAGCGGCTCAGTTCGTGCAAGTTGCGATTCGGGGAGACAGCGGAATTACCCTTTGGCAGCTTCCCGTCCGCCGGTCTTGTCTCATGAAGTTATCGGACAGCCTTAAGGCAAAAGCACTGGAGCACGCACAAGCCGAATTTCCTAAGGAATCATGCGGTTTGGTTGCGGTCGTCAAAGGTCGTAAGCGGTATTTCCCCTGCCGCAATTTGGCAGATACCCCCAGCGAGCACTTTGTCCTTGACGCGGCGCAGTATGTCGAAATCGAGGAGCTGGGCGAGATCGTGGCAGTCGTCCACAGCCATCCCAAAACGAACCACGCCCCGTCGCAAGCTGATCGCGTTGCTTGCGAAAAATCCGGCTTGCCTTGGCACGTCATCAATCCGCAGACCGAGCAATGGGGCTACTGCGAGCCGGGAGGCTTTGAACTGCCCTACGTGGGGCGCGAGTTTGTCTTCGGCATCGTGGATTGCTACAGCCTGTGCCGCGACTGGTACAAGCGCGAGTTCGGATTGGATCTGCGGGACTACGACCGCCGCGACCAGTTTTGGACAAGAGGCGAGAGTCTGTACATGGACAACTTTGCCAACGAGGGCTTTCGCCAGATTCCGTTTGAGGATCTGCAGTATGGCGATGCCATCTTGATGCAGTTCTCCTCGCCGCTGCCAAACCATGCCGCCATTTACTTAGGCGAGCAGCTCGTGCTGCATCATTTGCAGGGACGACTCAGTAGCCGTGATGTGTATGGCAGCTACTATGTAAAAAGCACCGCCTGCGCCCTGCGGCATGAAAGTCGTTAAGGTCTACGGCGCACTCCGCAAAAAGTTGGGGCAGTGCCGTTTTGAGTTCGACGCCGACACGCCAGCCCAAGTGCTGAAAGCGTTGTGCGTCAACTTCCCAAGTCTTGAAAAGTGGTTGATTGATAGTGAACAGAACGGTGTAGGTTACCGCGTTACTATCGGCAAGGAAAAAATCGTTGACAATAACGTGCAGCTAATTGTTTGTCCTTTTAGCGAACGCGAAGTTTTTAGCATTACTCCGGTTATTGCTGGTGCAGGGCAAGGCGCGGGGCAAATTTTGGCGGGAATTGGTCTTGTTGCACTGGCTCTGGTTAATCCTTTTGGCGCAGCCGCGATAGGTACTTTTGGATTGACGGCGGCGCCGATTGCTGTAACGACTTTATTGCCCGCAGTTGGCGCTATCGGTGCTTCTCTTATTTTTAGCGGTGTTGCACAGGCCATTTCGCCAACACCGCAGTTTTCGTCTTTTGAACGCGGGCGCGATGCAGCCAAGCTGGAATCATTTAGTTTTAGCGGCATCGTAAACACGGCAAAGCAAGGTTTGCCTGTACCAATCGCCTACGGCAGGTTGTTTGTCGGCTCTGCTGTTATATCCAGCGGTCTAGATGTTGAGTTCAGCCCCAACTCGCCGTCTAAACCGACACCAAGCG